CTTTAACTCGTGATGGGAATAGTCAGATTGATCTGTCTCAAGTTGCTTTGCCTGTTCTTCACGTTGACGCTGACAAGTATCAGGATCATAAGCACAATATTGTTGTTAGAGACGGAAAACTTTGGGACGTAAATAAATCAACTTCTATTTTTGGTTCTGACGTAAAAGTTGAATTGGTTCTTCAGCAAACTTGGGACAACATTCCTGTACCTATTCAGCGTTATATTATTGCAAGAACAGCCAAAGAGCTTTCAGCAACGATGGGTAGAGCCGATGCCGTTCAAGCCCTTGCGGTTGAAGAGAACAGGGCAAAAGTTGAAGCAACTCAGTATGACGAAGAACAGGGAGATTATAGTATTTTTGATTCCTATGATGTTGCAAGAGTTTTAGACAGGTCTATCGGCTATTCAAACACCACACTTTGATCTATGCCTAACATAGTTTCAAACATCCCTAACTTTGTTAGCGGGGTTAGCCAACAGCCCCGGACAATGCGGTTTCCTTCGCAAGCCGAAGAATCTATTAATGCTTTTCCTTCGGTTGTAGAAGGTCTTACCAAACGTCCACCAACACAGCACATAAAACGTCTTCACACTACGGCAACTTCTACTGGCTACGATACTTCTCACTTTATTGATCGCTCTGAAAGCGAGAGATATATTACAGAAGTAAGGAACGGAACAATCCGTGTTTGGGATTTAAACGGAAACGAAAAAACAGTTTATTATGGAGGGAACACCCCATCTACTTCCCCTACAGCCCAAGCTTCTACGTTCCTTACAGGCTCGGATACAGATTTTAAAATGCTTACAATTGCTGACTATACCTTTGTTTTAAACAAAAGCATAGCTCCTCAATACACCACAGATAAAATTACACAGAATTTGATTGGTAGCGATAAAAACAGGCTTCATCGCCTTGCTTTGTTTACTCTTAAGCAAATGGCTGAAAACTCAAGTTTTGCAATTAGAATTGATTGTAAAGTGCCCGGAACTAATCAACCAAGAAGTATTGTATACACTCTTTCTACTGATAACATTTCAAACTCACAATGGAATGTTGAATTTAAAGCAGAGAGGTCTGATAATTTTAGTGCATATTCTCAAATTAAATTACAAAGATACAAATTTGATAATTGGGTAATGACGAATACTTCACAACTTTTGGTTGAATTATATAATTTTATTGTAAATGGCACTAGAGGAGGAGTTGCTCATACTGATACAGGAACAACCACTCCTATCGGAACAATGACTGGTTATAATAATTGGAATATTTTACCTTCTGCTTCTACAATGTATATTTTTAACACAAGCGTTTACGGAAGCACAAATCCAAGTAGCTACGATTCAAATGGGGATTTAATTTGGAGTGCTTCAGGATCAGATAGTGCTGGCGGAGCTATTTTAAATATTAACTTTGGAGATGTGCAGTCTTTTACTGATTTGCCAAGACATTCAGTACACAACGCAATTTACAAAATAGTAGGATACCCGCAAGACACAGGGGATGAATATTGGGTTAAGTTTACGGCAAGGGCTTATACGGCCAACGGAATTTGGCAGTCTGAGGGGGATTGGAAAGAAACAATAGCTCCGGGCGAAGTGTACAGAATTAATGCGGTGACTATGCCTTGGGCTTTAATCAGGCTTTCTAGCGGTGATTTTGCGTTTACCCCATTGGATGGTGTTTCTAGGACTTGGGGAGGCGTGACGTTTGCTCCGCCTAAGTGGGCAGATAAAATATGTGGGGATTCTGAAACCAACAAATCTCCTTCTTTTCTTAATTTAAATGGAGTAACTACTAAAAAAATTAACGATATTTTCTTTTATAAAAACAGGCTTGGTTTTCTGTCAGAAGAGAATGTTATTTTTTCTGAATCCGGGGAGTACTTTAACTTTTTTAAAACAACCATTACTCAAGCTTTGGACTCCGATCCTATTGATATTGCTTCAAGTTCTGTAAACGTAACTAACATTAATTACGCTGTTCCGTTTTTTGACAGGCTTCTTTTGTTTGCAGAAAACAGCCAATTTAGTTTGTTGGGGTCTGATAACCTTACAGCTAAAAGTGCGTCTATTCAGATTTCAACAAGCTATTCGGCCATACCTGATGTTCAGCCTGTTCCTGTAGGCAAGTTTGTTTATTTCCCTTATTTTAAGGATTCTTTTTCTGGAGTTCGTGAATACTTTTTAAATCCTGAAAACGCTTTTATGGAGGCTAACGACATCAGCGTTAATATTCCAAAGTATATTGAAGGTAAGATAAGAACAATGAGTGCTTCTGATACAGAAAGCATTCTTGCAATATTAACCACTTCTAATAAAAACACTCTATACATTTATAAATATTTAAACATTGGGTCTGAAAGGGTTCAAGGTGCTTGGTCAAAGTTTGTGTTTGAGCGTACAGATGAAATTCTTGGTATATTCTTTAAAAAAGAAGTACTTTATCTTTTAATTCAACGTACTGATGGCGTATACCTAGAAAAAATAGATTTTCAGGCTTTTCAGTCAAAAGAGTACTTACCATACGTTCCTCGAATGGATAGGCTTGTCCCGGTATGGAGCACAGGAACAAACGCCACAAAAACAAATCTTACAGGAATTACTTCTGTATTCAGTTCTAATCAAACAACTATTACCCTTCCGTTTAGCTATGGTAATTCCAAACCATTTGCCGTTGCCGGGTCTTCGGCAGAAAGTGATATGTCCTTGCGTTTGGAAGGAACCGAGCCTTCTTATGTTTATTCTTCGAATTCAAAAGACTTTTATTTAAACACGCTTCCAAATAGCTTTACAATTTTTGGATTTTTTAAACCAGAAAATACAAACGATCAGATTATATTTACTTTGGACAAAGGCGAGCTTGCCAATTGGAAGGCCGTGCAATTAAACATTTCTGGGGGGCTTTTAAATGCAATGTGGAAAACAGCGGACAATCAAGGAGTACAAACAAGCGTTTCTGGTATTGCTTTAAATCAATGGAATAGATTTGTAATTGCTTATGATTCTTCTTCAAATCAGTTTTCTTTAAGGTTTAACGGAACAACTTCTTCTGTCTCTACTTCTGCATCTTCTTATCTTAATATTGATCCATTAACCCAAAACAATTATAAAGGTTCTTTAGATAATATAGGGATTTTAAGTTCTTACGTTAATCCTACAACAATTGATGGATATATTGACCAAACAAACAACGGATCAACTTTATATAATGTAATTAAAACAACATATACGTCTCTTGTAAGCTTTTTTAGTTTTGATGCACAGGAAGGAGAGCTTTTAAAAGATATCCATTCAAATGTTGTTGTTTTTGACCAAGTTAAAGACAAGTACCTTTCAACAAACCACCCAACATCCGAAGTAACTGGTTTTGACGCTATTCCAATTGTAAGCCACACCATATCTTCCGGGCAGTCTGTAATCGTCATTAATGGCTCATTGGCTTCCTATAACGGCCCGATTTACTTTGGAGTTCCTTACACAATGTTGCATACTATCACACCTGTTTCTTTGCGAGCACCGGGGCAAAAAGGCGGGCAAATTTTAGTGTCTAGTGCCAATCTACAATTAAAATACGCTTACCTTGCTTTTACAAATACTAAGGCATTTAATGTGGTTGTTTCTTCAAACGATCCTGCACAAGGGAACAATTACAAATATTCCTATAGTTCTTCCAAAGGTCTTCAAACAGGTATCTTTAGGTTCCCTGTGTTCTGTAAAACTGAAAATGCGTTTATTACGTTTTTAAACTCAACCATCTATCCATCTTGCTTTGTTTCTGCTGATTTTGAAGGCACACTTACCAATTCTTTCCAACGATCTTAATACCCCTAAAGTATGGGAGTATAAAGAGAGTAGCGGTCTTATTAGAAAGGCCAAAACAGGGGATGGAGTGTCTATTGGCCCACGCTTACGCAAAGCTGACCTTAAAGAAATTGAAGCTTACTCTAAACTTGATCCGGGTACGCTAATTGAAGATACTATAAAGATATACGGAAGTTCTACATATACCATTGAGCACAAAGGACTTCCAATAGGATTGTTTGGGGTTGTGCCTTCAACAAAGATTGCCGGGGTTATTTGGATGGTAGGAAGTGACGACATAGTATCCCTCAAAATTCCTTTCTTGCGTAATTGCAGATTTTGGGTAGAAGCCTTTAGTGAACTTTATCCCATTCTGTTCAATGTGGTTAGCAAAGCTAACACCTTGCATATAGATTGGCTTAAGTGGCTAGGATTTAAGTTTATGGAAGAACACAAAGAATACGGCCTAAACAAAGAACCATTTATAGAGTTTATTAAAATTAAGCTATAACTTTTATGTGTGCACCAGCAGTATTACCTTTAGTTTTTTCAGTAGGACAATTTGCAATTGGGGCTACCAGTTCTGTTCTTGGCTATATGGGCCAAAATCAACAGGCCAACCAACAAGCCCAATACCAATCAAATTTATCTCTTTTAGAAGAAGAGCGTTCTAGGCGGGAACAGGAACAGATTCAGCGTCAATATTCCCAAGAAATATTTGCTCGGCAAGTTCAGCTAAACCAAGAAAAGGAAGCCTCGGCAAGGGAAATGATGGGATTGGCTAGGGAATCTAGGGCTGTTCGTTCTAAGATTAAGGTTGCTTCTGGAGAAGCGGGTGTTCGTGGTGCTTCCATTGATGGGCTTTTGGATGAAGTAACTAGGCAAGAACTAGGATTTTTAGAGGCTAAAACACGGCAACTTCAGCTTCAGGATCAGTATTTCACGCTTAACGCATTGAATATGCAAGAATCTCTTAGGTCTAACAGATCCAACGCTTTGTTTGCGTCTCAGATGCGTCAGGCCAGCATTAACAGGCCAGTTGAGCGTCCTAGCTTGTGGGCTTTGGGTACGAACCTGTTTGGTCAGGGATTGTCGAGTGCCAACAGCTACTATACCAACAAGTATTATCAGCGTTATGGTGCTGGATCGGGCCAGACTACAGACCTTGTTAGCGGATTGTTTGGGGTGTAATTATGGCTGAAGAACTGATTGTGCCTCGCAAGGGCAATGCAAACTTAGACCTTCCCGGTGTTCCGAGGATTCAGCCTATGCCTTTGGTTCAGCCGTCTCAATTTTCGGCTCCCCCTCAGGTAGAGTGGACTCCCCCGGCCAAAACAAATGAATTGATTCAAGTGTCAGAAGCCTTGGCTGACCTTAATCCACAATTAAAAGCTTTTGGTACGGCTTACATAAGAAACGAAGCTGTTGAAGATGTTCTTTCCAAGAAACTGGCTCAAGAAGACGCAAACTTATTGTCTATGGAACAGGCAAGAGGGATTAACCGAAAAAGCCTTCAAGAAGCCATTAAATTGGGATATGTAAAGCCAGAACAAACTATACCTTATTACACCGAACTTCAAAGGGTGTCTGCCCAACGAGAAGCACGAAGCGATTATAAAAAATTCGTTCTTACGGCTTCAGACAACAGGGGAATGCCGTTGTATTCTGATCGGCTCCAAAACCCGCTTAGTTCTGAAGACCCTTATGAAATCTTGGACGAAGCCTCGAATGCTTGGCTCCAGACTTACAACAATTCTTCTCAAATTGGAACTTCTTCCGCAAAAGAAGAGATAATTAAAATTAACCAAGAGCTTGCCGAGCAAAACACAAAAATTAGGTGGGAAAACAGAAAAACTAGGATGGAAGAAACATTGTCTCAGGCGGGGCAAGAAATTCTTTTGGATGTCAATTTAAACGACAGGGATAAGGCGGAGGCTATTCAAGGATGGCTAAAACAGGTTTCTGACGCAAATGTTCCCGGTGCTTTTAACAAATGGGCGGAAGGCTCGCTTCAGCCTTATATTCTTCGCCTTGCTAAAGTAAACCCGGATAAAGCCAGATCGGAGCTTAACGCTTACGAAAACATTCAAACACAGACCGGGGCTAAGCTAGGTGGAGGTGCTAACTTTGG